CAAACACAGCCACTAACCCGGGCTTTGAATTGACAAACACTTACTTAAGCGCGTTGCCAGTAATGAACGCAAACTTGGGCGAGTTGGCTACCTACGACATTGAACTCATGGGTGGCGCATACACAGTTGACGTAACGTGATCTAACGCGCCATAACTGGCCGAGAACAGGACAAGGCAATGCGATTAAAACTTAAAGTAGATTTACAAGACGGCGTAGCGCCAGTCGAGTTGACAACAAATATGTTTGTTATTTGCGAATGGGAAAAAACTGAGGGTCGCAAAATTAGTGACGGCAAAGGTATCGGCTATACCGATCTAGTTTGCTGGGCATACAACTTGTTAAAACTTAGCGGCCAAAAAATGCCTGCAACATATCGTGACTGGGTTAAAGAAAACCCAAACATGACGATTGAGGCAATAGACGAGACAGACCCAAACCATACGGCGTAGGCAGTTACCGACGGCAACTAGCAGAATTGTTAGTCGCAACAGGGTATTGGCCTACGACAATCGAGTTTGACACGCGCGACCTAATCACGGTGATTACGCTATTGAATAAGCAAAAGAGGTAGCGCAATGCCAGCATCAACAACTATTGAGATCGTCGGGGTCAAACAGACGATTAACTCTTTGCGTAAAATTGACCCGCAGTTGCAAAAAGATTTTAAGGCAGACGCAACCGCAATAGCCCAGCCAGCAATACAGGCAGGCAAAGCCGTGTACAAAGAATTACCGCTATCGGGTATGCGCTACAACTGGGTGCAACGTGATCGCAAATTGTTTCCGTTTACAACAGCAAAAGCAATTAACGGAGTGCGTATGCGTTTTGACACTCGACGCAATGCGGTCGGCGTAATTCTTATTGAGCAAAAAGACCCAGCGGCCGCAATCTTTGAAACGGCTGGTCGCGCTAATTCAAACAGGTTAGGTAACGCATTAGGTTTTGTTAGCGCTGGTCGCACTCGACTACTTGGCCCAGCGGTCTATAAAGCGCGTCGCGGTATTGAAGCTGAGATGACAAAAATGATTGCTAAAACTATGCGCGTTGTGCAGGCAGGTCTGTAATGGCTTTAAGTATTCCGATTGTCTCTGAGTTTGACGGCAAAGGCATTGACAAAGCAATTAAAGAATTTAAACAATTAGAGACTGTTGGCGAGAAGGCACAGTTTGCTATTCGCAAGGCGGCTGTACCTGCGGCGGCTGCGATTACGGCGGTTGCGGGTGCGCTTGGCTTGGCGGCTAAAGCGGCAGCCGAGGACGAACAGCAACAAGCAATCTTGGCTAACACGATGCAAAACGTTGTCGGCGCTACTGATGCAACTGTTGCGGCAACTGAGGACATGATCTCGGCTATGTCGAGGGCGACTGGTACGGCTGACAGCGAATTACGGCCAGCCTTTAGTGCATTGCTTGTCGGTACAAAAAATGTTGGCGAGGCTACTGACGCGCTATCGCTTGCACAAGATATTTCGGCTGCGACTGGCAACAATCTTGCAACGGTAAGCGACGCGCTTGCCAAAGCCTATGCAGGCAACATGAAAGGTCTTGCAGCGTTGTCGCCTGAAATGAAAGGCATGATTAAAGACGGTGCGTCACTCGACACGGTAATGCTGGCATTAAACGACAACTTTGGTGGCGCGGCCGCAAAATCTGCAAATACCGCTGCAGGTCAATTTAAGATATTAAAAAATAGTTTGGCTGAGACACAAGAGAGCATTGGTGCAGGTTTGTTGCCTGTGTTGCAAAAAGTGTTGCCGTATTTGCAGAGCATGGCTGATTGGGCGCAAAAAAATCCTAAAGCATTTTTGTTTATTGCTGGCACAATTAGCGCTATTGCAACAGCGATTTTGGCAGTTAATTTTGCTATGGCCGCTAACCCGTTTACGTTAATTGCGCTCGGCATTGCCGCGCTTGTTACTGGTCTTGCAGTTGCGTACACAAAATTTGAGACATTTCGCAACGGCGTAAATTTTGTTATAAACGGTTTGATTGCAGGTTTTGAGTTAATGGCTAATTCGTTTATTGGTGCAATTAACTTAATTATTCGTGGCATGAATTTAATTAACCCGTTTACAGATATTGACCCGTTGTCAACAATTAATTTGGGTCGTATTGGTGGCTCGGGCGCGGCAACTAGCGGTGGCGCGGCTCGAGAAGGTGGCACGGGCAGTATTACGCCTGCGTTGCCAAGTATGCCTAGTTTGCCCCCAACGCTTATTGGTGGCGGCGGCGGTAGCGGTGGCGGCGGTGCAGGCGGCGGTACAGGTGGCGGTGGTGGCGGTATTGGTAGCCCAAACGATCTTGTGACTATACAAGGCGCTTTAACAACGTCAGGCAACGCTGAACGCATTGCAGCTCGTAGTAACGGTGGCGTAACAATAAACGTGACTGGCGGTATGTCAACTAGCGCCGAGATTGGGCAAAGCGTGTTAAACAGTTTGTTGGCCTACCAGCGCACTAACGGGCCACTCGACTTACAGATTGCGTCGTAATGGCAGGTACAGCCGTTGTCGCTAGTGGCAACTATGACTTAGAGATTGACACAGGTTTTATTCAAGACGCATTTTTACTTGACGACGCAACGGCTGGCGTACTTAATAACACTCAATATGTGCTTGACGGTACGACAGATTTTGCAAGTGTGCTTGACGGTGTAAACAGCATCACGGTTAAACGTGGGCGACGCGATCAAGGCGACCAATTTAGTGCTGGCACAATGTCGTTTAATATGCTTGACACGGCAGGTATTTTTAACCCGTTTGACACTAATTCGCCGTACTACGACACACCGCAAGCGCAACCAGGTCTTGCACCTATGCGTCGAGTGCGCTTGTCGCGTTACAGCTCGCTAAACGTTAAAGAATATTTGTTTGTCGGCGTGATCGTAAATTATGACTACAACTTTGCACTTGGCGGTCTTGACACCGTAACCGTGTTTTGTGCAGACGATTTTTATTTGCTGGCACAAACATATTTAGACGAATTTAACGTCAGCGAAGAATTGTCAAGCGCTCGAGTCACGGCGGTATTAGATCGGCCTGAGGTTGCGTTCCCAGCATTGACGCGTGACATTGCTACAGGCACACAGACACTTGGCGGTGCAGCGGCGTTCACGGTTGCTCAAGGCACAAACGTGCTGGGCTATTTGTCTAACGTAAACGAGGCTGAACAAGGTCGCCTGTTTATGTCGCGTGACGGCGATCTAGTGTTTGACGCTCGACTAGGCACAACGCTGACTCCAGCCGTTGCAGATTTTCATGATGACGGCACAGAAATTCCATTTAACGGAATTGGCATAACTTTTGAAGCCGATCAGGTGACTAATAGGGCAGTCGTACAAATACTTGGCAGTAACAATCCGCAGGTCGCTGACGACGCTGGTAGTCAAACAAAATATTTTGTGCAGACTTACAGCATTACTAACAGTCTTTTGCATAACGACAGCGCTGCACTTGACTTGGCGGTTTATTTGCTTGACCCTGAACCTGAGGCACGGTACACGTCACTAGCAACGTCGTTTGCATTGTTGACTAACGCGCAACGTGACACGGTGGCCGTCATTGACGTAGGCGACACGATCACAATTGAGAAGTCGTTTACATCAGGCGTAACAACGACGCAATTGGCACAAGAACTGGCAGTTGAGGGCATTGAGCATACGATCAGCGTCAATACTGGGCATAGCGTCACTTACTACACGTCGCCAACCATCGTCGTGTACGAGTTAATACTCGACGATTTAACGTTCGGTATCATCAACGCGGATAACGCTTTAGGATAAAGTAGGAAAATATGGCAACAAGACAAGATTTTACAGCAGGCCAAGTTTTAACAGCAGCCGAAATGGATGCAGTTGCCACAGCGATGATTGCAATAAACGCGCAAACTGGCACAACTTACACAACAGTTTTAACTGACGACGGCAAACTAATTACTGCAGATAACGCTGCTTCTATTGCTTTAACTATTCCACCTAACTCGAGTGTGGCTTACGGTATTGGTACACAAATAAACATTATGCAACTTGGCGTAGGTGTTGTAACTATTACGGCAGGCGCTGGCGTTACTTTGCGTAGCAACGGTACAAAACTTAAAACTAACGGTCAATACGCGGTTGCGACTTGTGCAAAAATTGCTACAGATACTTGGGTAGTTGTCGGCAATTTAGTGGCATAAGTTATGCAAATTTTTGCAGGCGTAGGCGCGGCAGCCGAAAATATTATTGAATATTTAGTTATTGCGGGCGGCGGCGGGTCGGGCGGCGGTAGCGGTAGTTTTCAAGGCGGCGGCGGTGGTGCGGGCGGTTATCGGTCATCGGTGCAAGGTGAAAACACGGGCGGCGGCGGTTCGGCTGAATCGACTTTTACTGCAGCATTATCTACGAATTATACGGTCACGGTTGGCGGTGGTGGTGCAGGCGGCGTTAGTAATCGTGGCACGGCTGGGTCAAATAGTGTTTTTAATACGTTTACTTCTACAGGCGGTGGCGGTGGTGGCGGTAGCACAAACAATAATGGCGGTGATGGTGGATCATCGGGTGGTGGTGCAGGTGCAGGCGGTTTTGCACCGACAGCAGGCACTCGAACAGCGTCACCCGTACAAGGTTTTAATGGTGGTGCAGGTTCAGCAAATTATGCATCAGGCGGCGGCGGTGGTGCGGGTGTTGCTGGCGTTGCGGCAACGCCAACTGTCGGCGGCAACGGTGGTAACGGTATAGCGTCGTCAATCACAGGCACTTCGGTAACTCGTGGCGGCGGCGGCGGCGGCGTTGGGTCTGGTGGCGCAAACGGTAGCGGCGGAAGCGGCGGCGGCGGCGCAGGGTCAACAGGCACAGGCACAGCAGGCACAGTAAACACAGGCGGCGGTGCAGGCGGTTCAGGATTTAGCACAAACGGTGTTGCGGGTGGAAGCGGAATAGTAATTCTCAGTTATTCAAACGCGTTCACAATAACAATCGGCGGCGGTCTAACAGGCACAACAGCAACAGTTGGGTCAAAAAAAGTTACAACTATTACAGCTGGCACAGGCAATGTAAGTTGGGCATAATGGCTACATATTGGGCAGAACTAGACACAAACAATGTTGTAACACAAGTTATTACAGGCGTTGACGACGCAACTATTGAAGGCATACCTACGGGCGATTGGTACACAAATTTTGTGGGTGCGCCGTGCGTGCAAACTTGGATAGACCGCGACGACAAAACCTACGCAGGTATCGGGTACGCATACAGTTACGACACACAAGATTTTACAGCGCCATTTGTTGAACCAGTTGACGAACCGTAATGCAATGCGATACGGGCTATTTGCGCTAATACTTATGCTTACCGCTTGCGAAAGTACACGCGACAACACAATCACGGTTAAGTCACGAGTCAAAAACATGACGCTAGATAACTGCAACGTGCCTGACCGATGCGGCATAACACCATGACTCGACACAGATACACGTCAGACGAACTACACGCGCGCATGATCGTCACCGTCGGCGTATTGCTGGCCATAGTTTTTAGCACCATAGTTTTAGGCATGACCTACGGCCTGTTGTTTGTGTCGCAACCTGAAAAACAAGCACCAAACGATGCAGCGTTTATAGATTTAATGTCAACTATTGTCGTGTTTTTGACTGGCACATTGTCAGGCATCGTTGCGTCTAACGGCATAAAAAAACAAACTAAATAAAATGGCTAACCGCGCTTACATAGTTACACAACAACCAGTTGTAAAGTCTGCGTTGGCTGGGACTGCAGAATGGGCTCGACTTGCATGTTTGCATAGCGGTGGCAGTTTGTGGAATAACGGCACATTTGTGCATCGCGATATTCGCAACAGACCTGGCACGATCAGCAATCATGCTCGAGGGCTGGCAATGGACTTGTCATACCGTTGGCTAAATCAAAAGAAGCTTGGCAAGGCAGACGGCCGCAAAGCGTCACTAGCGTTTATCGTTAAGTGTTTAGAAAACGCCGACCATTTAGGCATACAACTTGTGATTGATTACGCAATGCAACGGTCATGGAAATGCGATCGTGGCACATGGCAACCACTACCTAGCGTAGAGATTGGCGATTGGTACCACGTGGAAATTGACCCACACGTCGCCAATGACCCGATCATCGCAAAACAGCGCTGGCAAGCCGTTTTTGGGGTATCACCGACAGAGGCAACAAAACCTGTTTAGGCTGGTCACCTACCGAGAAAGTAGGTCACTATGACACTCATCAGCAAACTTGCAATATCGCTATTTATTAGCGTCACGTCAATATTTATTTTGACACCGCCGCCTGC